TAATCAGAATTTTCAAATAATTTTCTTTTTAAAATAAAAAATTCAATTTCTATATTACCTTCAGGAATATTAAATTGTTTAGAAATAGCATGTTTATATAAAAGTAGTTGAGCTTGTTTTATTTCATCTTTCTTTTGTTTATCATCCCAAGATCTAGTACTAGTTTTAAAATCGAATATTTTTAAAGTATTAGTATTTTCATGGTATATTGCCATATCTATATATCCTATATAGGTTATGTTAGGATATTTTTCATTAGGTATAAAACTAATAGGTATTTCACACCCTGCTAACCAATACCCCCTTGAAGAGAAATATTTTTTTCTATTCTTTTTTAAAAAATTTAATATTTCAATACCATCATTATAATATTCATTTATTTCTTCTTTATTACTAAAATGAACATTACTATTTTTGTTTAATTCTTCTAAATATTTTGTTTTTAATTCTTTTTCAAAATATTCTTCTAAATCAATTTCATCTGCTTTAACCCCGCTAACATTATAAAGTACATCTAAATAATTTTGTATAGTATTATGCATTGCTGTCCCAAAAGTCATGTTTATAGAAAATGACGGTAATTTAAACCCATCTTTATAATTCAATGACCATTTATGAGGGCATTGACTAAACATAGATAGTTGAGAATGAGATATTGTTATTCCTTCTAATATTTTAATTTTAGAATTAACAATATATTTATGAATGTTTTTAATTAATGGGGGAGGTTGTTTTGGCATATGATTTTAATTATCACGATGATATTTTTCTGAAATGTTATTTTCTTCTTCAATCAATGCCCCTAGAAAAAGAAGATAATTTCTAGCATCTTTTATACGTTCTGCAATAGGTTCACTTTGTGATTTACCATTTGTCTTTATATAATTGTAAATACTATCAATGTGTTTTTTTAAAAACATACCACATACTTGTTGAGGATTTAAACCTAACATATTTCCCTCTTTAAAATTAGTTAAAACATCTTCTGAAGATTTGGTATAATCCATTCCTTTTGTTTGGGTGATATTGTTTTCTTCTTTAATAAATTGATTTCTTAATTGTTCAAATCTTTCTCTAGTCATTTGAGTATTTTTTTAATTTCTTTATCTTCAACATTCATTTTTTCTAAAATAAATTTGACTTCGTCTTTAGGTAAAAAATTTAAATAATCTTCAATTTCTCTATTAGAACATTCAAAATATTGAGATAAATAATTTAATAAATTTTTATCAGATTTTTTTTTAGTTGATTTTATGAATTTATTCCATACTTTTTTCTTTGGTAATAAGTTAATATACGCGTTATAAACCATTTTCTTATCATTTGACGGAATACATTGACATAAATCTGCTAATTCAATATAAGGCTCATATAAACTTATATAACGGTGTAATAGAAATGGGTTTACCGATTCTTTTTCAGAATCGGATAACTCATTCCATGGTTTTTTTTCAAAAGTTATATAACTTAATATGTTAAAAAAATCATTATTAGCCATTAAATACCAAATTCTTTATAATCATCACGTATTTCTTTTGGTAACATATCTAATAAAATTTTACCACTATTAACTTCTACTACACATGGAATTGGAACTAAACCATCACTATCAGAAGCCAATATAAATTTAGATACTTTTCTAAAAATAATAGCTTCTTGAAAGAATAAAGGTTTACCATCTTCTCCTAAAAGTGGAGTGGTTGTTTTTAAATCAATTTTCGGTTGTTGTGGTTGTTGTGTCTTCTGCATTTTGTGTGTTATTTATTGGTTCGTCTTCTATAATTTGTGCTTCTGTTATTTCATTACAAAAATAAAAATATCCTTCTTTTTCTAATACGGTATCACAATTCCATATTTCTTTTAATTGATTTGTATCTTTTATTCTATCTTTATTTATTTTTCGATATAAATCAAATAGTCTATCTTCAAATTTTATTAATTCTAATCTCATCTATATAATTCTTTTTTTAATTATTACTTCATATATTTTATACAAAGCAGCTACCATATTAAGTTCTTTATCAACTTTAAATCCTGATTGGTAGTTCATTTCGGATAAAATTAAAATTATTTCTCCATCATTACCTTTAGAATATTTTTCCAGATTATCAAATAAAAATCTATACAAATCATCGTATTCAGATAATTCTAAATTAATCACTAATTGTCTTATATTTTTAAAATCAGGTTTTGGTTTTTGAAATTCTTTTAATATTTCTTCATACCCGTTATCTGAATTTGATAAAGATTTATCTAGTGTTAATTTATTATTAATAATATTTTTTTGACATGTATTGATTATTTTTCTTAGATCTGGGTAGAAACGGTTGATTATTTTAACTAAATCCTCGGTTTCATAGTTTATATTTTCCTTTTCTAATATATTATCAACATAATGTGCTACTACTTTTTTTGATGGTGCTTTTAAATCAAATTCTTGAAGTCTACTTCTTAATGGTTCAATGAGTCTTTCTACAAAATTACCAGTCAATATAAATCTAGTATTCAAACTAAAAGTTTCTATCATATTTAATAGAATCACCTGAGATGCTTGGAGTAAATGAGTTGATTCATCTAATATTACTATTTTTAAAGGTTTAAAAGTAGCAGATGAAGCAAATGTTTTTACCTTATCTCTCATAACATCCATACTTCGTTCATCAGTAGCATTAAGTAATAAATAATCACAATTTATATTTTTTGCTAATAATTTTGTTAATGTAGTTTTGCCTGAACCGGGTTTTCCTACAAACATTAAGTGTGGAATATCTTGATTATTTATATATTCTTGAAGTTTTTTTAGATTTACTTCATCACATATAAAATCTTCCAATGTTTGAGGGCGATATTTTTCTACCCAAACAGTATGTTGTTTTTCTTTTATCATATTACATCATCATTGATGAAGGATCAAATCCTTCTTTTTTATCAGCAGGTTTATCAACTACAATAGCATCTGTTAAAATTACAGTTCCAGCAACTGATGATGAATTTTCTATGGCATTTTTTGTTACTTTTAATGGATCAATAATACCTTGTTCTTTCATATCTACAAAAGATTTAGATTTTAAATTATACCCAATCCATTCTTTTTTCTTTGAAACCAATTGAGATACTAATTCATAACAATCTAATTTATCATATCCTGCATTTGATAGTATTTTAATAAAAGGTGCAGAACAAGCATTATATATAATTTTTTTGCCAATTAAAAAATCTGATGAAGATGATTTTGGAAATGTAATATTTTTTCTTGCATGTAGTAATGCTGCTCCTCCTCCAGGTACAATTCCATTGTCAATAGCAGCTCTAGTAGCATGTAAAGCATCATCCATACGATCTTTCTTTTCTTTCATTTCCACTTCAGTATTTCCTCCAACAAATACAATAGCTACACCCCCAACCATTTTAGCTAATCTTTCTTGTAATTTTTCAGTTTCAAATGGAGATTTTGAATTTTCAATTTGGTTTTGTAAACTGATAATTCTTTCTTCGATATCATTTTCAGTTCCTGCTCCATCAACTATTGTTGTTTCTTCTTTACCTATTGTTGCCATTTTACATTCTCCAAACCATTCAGTATTAAATTCTTCTAAACTCATTCCTTTGGTAGGGGATACTACTTTTCCACCAGTAAGAACAGCTATATCTTCTAATATCAATGTTCTTCTATCTCCAAAATCAGGAGCTTTTACTGCACATACTTTTAGGATACCTCTCATTTTATTTACTATTAATGTAGCTAATGCTTCTCCATCAATGTCTTCAGCAATAATTAATAATGATGAATTTTCTTGAGATGTATTTTCTAAAATTGGTAATAATTCTTTAGCCTGATTTATTTTACCATCATATAATAAAATTTTAGGTTTATCTAATACTGAAGTCATATTAGCGTTATTAGTAACAAAATATGGAGATTTATAACCTCTATTAAATTGCATACCTTCAACTGTTTCTAGATATGTTTCTTCAGTTCTAGATTCTTCAATGGTAATAATTCCTTCTTTACCTACTTTATTCATAGCTGAAACTATGATTTTTCCAATGTTATTATCATTATTAGCAGATATAGTAGCAATTTGTTCTATTTGTTCTTCTGAGGATATTCTTTCAGAAATATTATTTTTTAAATATGTTACTACTTCAGATACAGCTTCATCAATTCCTCTTTTTATTTCAACAGCATTAGAACCATTATTAATATGAGTTGTGCTTAAATTAATAATTTCTTGTGCTAATACTATAGAAGTTGTTGTTCCATCACCAGCATTATCTCCAGTTTTCATTGCTGCTTGTTTTACCATTTGAGCTCCTATATCTTCAATAGGATCTTCAAGATTGATAATTTTAGCAACAGTTACTCCATCTTTTGTTGATGATACAGACTGTCCATCATTATATACTACATTTCTACCATTTGGTCCTAATGTAGATGTAACAGCATCAGATAATGTGTTAATTCCTTTGTAAATCTTTTTTCTAGCTTCTGGTCCTAGTTCTACTATTTTGCTCATTTTTAATTATTTTTTTTAAATTATTCTTCAATTATTGCTAATACCATTGTTTCGGGACATCCCCAATATTCTTTACCTTCAAATTCTAATCTTGTAGGTCCAACATGAGGTAATTTTACTATTGTTCCTTCTTGTAAACTTGTCCTAACAAAATTTCCAGTTATTGATTGTTTTCCTGGTCCTATAGATATTATTTTTCCCATTAGTTCTTTAGAATTTCCAACATCAGGAACAATTATTGTAGAGTTAGATTTTTTGGCTTTAATAGGTTCTACAATAATAGAATCAAAAGTAGCAATTAATTTTCCCATATATTATATATTTAAATTTAAAAGTTTAGAAATTTGATTTTGGATTTTATTAAAATACTCTAAATATTCTTTAATACTATGATATTCTTTATCTTTATTAGTTAATAAAAATGCTATTCCTTTTAAAGTATTACCAAAAGATGAATAATGACCATGTGAAACCGTATAAGGTTTTGATTCCCTATTATTAGTTTTAGGACTAACATCTTCTTGTATTGTATAACAATACATGTCTTTTACAATGTAGAAAGGCTCAATTAAAGGATCAGTTATGACTGTAATTGATGATTTTGTTGATGTGTTATTCATAATTTATATTTATAATTTAATAAGATATTTTTTTAAGCAAAAAGTAAGTATTAGTTATTTTATCATCTTTAAATTCTATTTTTAATAATCCATCTAAATTAATATCAATATTAAAAACATCCGCATCTTTATTTGCTATTAATATTTCTTTTATAATGTTAGAATCAAAATATATTTTAAAATCATTTAATTCTTCTTCAAATTTAACATTAGATATAGGAATAAAATATGAAATTTTATTTGAAAAATCATTATCTTCTCCAAAACAAAATTCAATCTTACTTTTGTCTTTACTAGGTAATATACAAACAGTATCTGAATCATTCAGAGCATCTTTTGCTTTAATTAATGGGTTAATATTTTCATTTTCTAAATTTATTTTAATATTATATTTTAATTCTTCAACTTGAGGTACATTTTCAATTAAACCAAATTCAGATAATGAATAAGTTAAATCATAATTGTTATCAGATATTAACAATTTGGTAAAAATAGTTTGATTTTTAACTAAATCTAAAATCAAATCTCCTGCAGTTATACTTATAAGTTTATTTAATTGAGAAGTACTATATATAGCTAATTGAGAATCCGGGATATTAAAATTTTTAGCTGAAATTTTTCCAACCATATCTCGATTAGGGGAAACAAAGTCAATATCAAGAATATTATTTTTAATATTCCATTTTACTCCTTCTATTAAACCTTTTAAATGATATTTAGATATTATCGATTGTAAATATAACTTATTAATCATACGTGTTAAATATAATAAAATTTAATTAAAAAACCAAATTATTATTTAAAAAATTTATCTGCTACTGGATTTAGGGAGGGGAATTTCCATTTTAAATCACTATATAATTCTTTTAATTTGTTTAAAAGTAAAGATTCAAATATTTCTTCAATGTCAATATATATTTTAACAAATTCTTCAATTTCTTTAGGTACTTGAGCATTTGGTAATCCTATTGTATCTATATTATATTGATTTGGTTTTAAATTAATGATAAAAATTTTATCACCTTCAATAATAGATTCATATTTTTTATCTAATTTTTTAAATTTAAGTAAATCATTATAACGTATTGCTGCTTTTGTATTTGCAGGAGCTTTTGTAGCAAAATTACTAAATATTTTTCCTGAATTGGAAGAAATTTTATATGAATTAATTTGTTTTACTCCTGTGGGTTTACCTAATTGTTTAATATCTATTGTTTTGAGTGATTTATAAAAATCAATAATTAATTTATCTATTTCAGATTTAGGTTTGCCAAACAAAACATTTTTAATTAAATCTTCACCAAATTTTTTAAATAATTTGTTCATGTTAGACTTCATCAATTCAAGCCCTTTCATGTCTAGTTCTTCAACAGGAACACCTTCCTTATTAGTAACATACATTGCATAACGACGTTTACCTGTTGTAAGCACTCCATCACAAATTACCTCTTGTTTTAATTGGAAGTAGTGAGTGTTTGGTTTAATGTTGAATAGGTTTTTGCTAATGTTGTTTAAGTTAGCATTTGATTCTTCTTGTATTTGATTTGCTAACTTTAATATAATCTCATTTTTATTGGTATCATTAATTTCAATACCTTGAGATTTCATATGTTCTAATACAGGACGTAATCCTATAAAAAGACTATCCGTATCACTTATAATAATATTTTGCATAACTTTTATTTAAATATATATTATTTTAATACATTTTTTATTGTATCTACAAATTCTTTAAATTCGTCATCATCTATTAACATATATTGATATTTGTCATTTAAATTTTTACTATTATAAATCCATCTCTATAAGTATCCAATTTAAAATTAGACATTTGATCTATTTGTTTTTTTATATATGATTTATATAAATTTGTCTTTTTAGTTATATCTCCAATGCCTAATTCTTTTTCACTACCTTTAATGTATAAACCATCTAGATTTTGGGTTTTGATAAAATCTTTTATAATATCCACTACTGTTGATAAAATAGTGAGTAATGTTTTCAAATCTGTTTTATCAAATTGTACTTCAGTTCCAGATACCTCATAACCAACATTATATATTTTATTTAAATTTCTATATTTTGGAGGAAAGTAAAACTGTTTTTCTACTTGATCTATAATTTGTTCAAAATCAACAGTTACTACTTCAGTTAAATCATTTATATATACTAAAAATTTATATCTAACCGGGGAAGTTTTAGTCCATTTGAGTGGTTGAATATTTGCTTCTCCAATTTCATTTATAAGAATTTCATTAAGAATAGGAATGAGTAATGTTTTATATGAAGCCATTTTATTATAAATATTTTATAAATTGAATTTTTTTATTAATTCTTCTTTACTTAAATATAAATATTCATTGTTTATTTTATCGTTTACAAAATCTATAGTAGACATTGTTAATCTTTGTCCACTGTTAGTGATAGCAGCACTACATATCAAATGTCCATCAGTATATCTCCAACCATTAATAGCATAAGTACCATACATAGCATTTTGTAAGATTTTAAATGCATGTTGAAACAAATCATATAATTTATAATTTGTCCAATCTTCTTCTTTACCTGCTTTTTTCTTTAAACCACGATAATGTTCTCGTTTTTCAAACCAACCTTGTAAAATTTTAGAACAAATACTTTGTTCATCTGTTTTAAACAACGCGCCTGAAGCGGATATGGTAAAATTATTTTCTTCAATAATATTGATTAAATCTTTAATTTTTATTTGGGTGGAAATTAATGTGTAATTTTTTTTATTTAATTTTTCTATAATAATATCTTCATTAGGGTCTCTTTCTTTAAGTTTATCTAATGAATGGTTTTGTTCATAAGTAACATTATGAGATACTTTAATTCGACCAACTAATGTTTCAATACCTAAGTTAAGTGATTTAATAATACTAGGATACAGTGAGGTAAAATCTAAATCAATAACATCAAAATATAAACCAGGTATAGGTTCTAATAAATAACCACCAGCATAAGATACATTTGCATTTTTTAGGGAAGGATTATGAGTAGTAGGTTTATTTGGTGAAATAATACCTTCACGTTTAAGATACTTTAAAATAGCACCCTCATTCATCACTGTATTATAGTAAATACTTTCATATGGAATGTTACAAATATGAGATATCATTATTGTTAATTCGATGAATTTAAGTTTTTCTTCTAACTTTTCAATAATCTCAACGTCACGTAAGTTATATTCTATAAATTTATTTATATCAGTTTTAAATAATTGATTTAAATTACCTTCATATTCTATCTTACCTAAATTAACATATTTAGTTCCTATATCACCTAATTTATATGATGATTCTTCTTTCATAATATATTTTTTATGAAGAAGCATATAATCTAAATGGTTAATACCTCCAATAGTTAATTGCATTTCACCATTATACTCTCTATAATTAATTTTTTTAATAGGAGATAAACGTAATACTTCATCCTCACCCATTACTTTTTTAATTCTAAAATATAAGTAAGGTACGTCAAAATACTCTGAGTTGTATCCTACTAGAATAGTTGGGTCTAGTTCTTCTAATTTGTCTAAAAATCGTTTAATTAGTTCTTTTTCGGTACCACAAGGAATAATATGTTTACCATCTTGATTATATTCTTTAATCTCTTTAATTTTATCTATAATTAAACATATTTTTTGTTTAGTAGTAACATCTATTAGAGCAATAGAAGTAAGAGGCATAGGTGCATCCTTAATATACTCAGGAGTTAAAGCACCACCCATTTCAATCTCGATATCAAAATAAACAATATTATGCCATTCAGGAACTACATCATCATACTTATAATATAATTCACGTAATACAACTAATTCTTTATTAATATCTTTTTCTAATAAATTAGTGTCTTCTTTATTATATTTTTTAGTAGGTATAGCCCATCCACCAATTAAAACTGGTTGAGCATTTTCTTGCCATTCATCAACCCGTTTCCAATAAGTAGGTTGGTATTGGAATTGAGACCAGCCTGTTTTGTCATCACGTAAATAGTAAGTATATGATTTATGATCGTAGTAAATTGACTGGTACATTATTTTATAACTTTTATTTCACTTTCGGTTTCTATGACTACTCGTGCTCCACAACTAAGTATTGCTTTTGTATCACATCCTGCTCCGCTGTAAATTATTTTACTAGGGCCTAAAATTTCTACCTCATTACAATAGGTATTTTTTCTATCTTGTTTGATGGTAATGACTGGTAAGTCTGTTCCTTTTGTTTTATTAGAGCGAATGTGGTGTTGGTTGACATGAATACGTGTTTTTATAACTTTTATTATAGTTTTTTAAAATTTTTACATTCCTGTCAAGGTGCCAGTTTGGACATCTTTCCAAGTTTCTTCAAAAGCTTCCCAATCTGCTCCTATATCACCTACACCATATTTTTCTACTACTTTACTCCATATTATTTTAAAATCTTTTCTAGAAACATCATTTTTATCAGCAAAATAACTATCAACCATTTTGTTATATTCATTAATATCATCTTTAGCTTGCCCTTCATCACAAGTATACCAAATCCATTCTTTGATTACTGCTATTTTATCTTTTTTAGATGTTTTTAAATTAAAATCTCCAAGTTCTCCTTTACCATTAATAAAGGCTTCATTAATAAGTCCTGCAAGTTTTTGCATACGTTGGAATTCTTCGTTTAGTGGTTGTTTTTTCATTTTAAATATATTCTATTATAAATATATACTTTATTAAAAAAACTTTTTAAGATCAGGTTTAAAATAATTAATATTTTTCATTACTTTTCGATCTCTTGTTCTATAAACAATCCAGTAGTCACCTACTTTTTCGTAATGACATCCTTCACCTTGTTCTTGTTCTCTTACTTTAACTGTTTCTTTAGCTTCTTGTTCTGTTTTACAAGCCTTAGATAAATTAGATGCTTGTACTTCAGCATAACCATCTAACATTTTATCTTTTAAACCAAATACTAAAGCACCATTTCCTAAACAAACATATGTAATATCTAGTATAGCATCAAATACTCCTACTATATTATTTTCTTCTACTGCTTGTTTTAATTCATCAAGTTCTTCCTGGATAAAATTGATTACAAAATCAGCATCTTTAGGATCAATAGTTGGAGTAGTTCTGTTCTGCCAACTTTTTCCCATTATGTTGTTAAATTCTTCTACTTCATCAATATATGGGTTAATATCTTGAATTATTCTTTTTGAAACTATTTCGCTCCATTTTAAATAAGGATCATCTGTAGAATCTCTATCTAATAAAGAATGTAATAATCCAAAATGTTTATTTATTGTATTTTCAATTTTATTTTTCATAATTAAAATTCATTTCCATTTTTACTAATAGCGTGAATAAATTCTTCTCTAACTAAATTATCTTTTTCCATAAACACTCCTGAAAAACTATTAGTTGTCATTACTGATTCTGGATGTTTGATACCTCTATTACCACAACATAAATGTTTAGAAGAAATAGATACTGCTACTGATTTACATTTTAATTTTTCAAATAAAAAATCATGTATTTGTTGGGTTAACGATTCTTGCATTTGAGGACGACGAGCAAACCAATCTACTACTCTATTTAATTTACTTAATCCTATTACATACTCCTCAGGAATATATGCTATTGATGCCCAACCATTAAAAGGTAAATTATGGTGTGCACATAAACTATTTACTCTGATTCCAGTTTGAATAACAACACCTGAATATCCTTCATCATTTGGGAATACAGTCATAGAAGGATTTTCTGTTAAAGAACCAATTATTAAATCTTTTGACCACGCTTTAGCTACTCTCATAGGAGTATCAATTGTTTGTCTATCTGCTTTGTAATCAAATCCCATTGCTTCTAAAAATTTACCATAATGCTTTGCAGCATTTTTTATCATTTTTTCAACTTCTTTTTGATTACGGGGTAAATTTCCGTTTGCTTTTTTAATTAATTCCATTATATATTAAATTTGTTTATGAATTTTTCAATTTTTTTATAATATTCCCATTCACTTTTATTAAAATGAGCTATCATACCAAGAGATTTCACACAACTTATTATTTCATCAATTTCATTTAAATTAATTGAATTTACAACTTCAGATAGTTTTTTAATTCTTTCATTAAGAATTTTTTCTTCTTCATCATCGTAATATTTTTTTATTGAATCTCCCATTTTTATTAAATTTATTATTTATTTATATTATCTAACATATTTGCTAATCCTATTGATTCATTTTTAAAAATTTCGTCTTCAGTTTCTTTTAAAAAATTATTTAAATATTTTGAAGATATTATTATTAATTCTTTACCTAATCTAGGATTAATAGGTTCTTTTAAAAAGAATTTATGATTAGTAAATTTTATATAATCCTCAGAAAATACTATATTATAACTTTTATCTTTGCTTTGTATATATACTTTTGTAGGAGTAGATGTTATTTGAATTCTATTTTCAGAGTTGGAAATAAGTTTAGTAATATTTTTTTTAAGAAGTCTTTCAGGATAAGTATAACGATTGTATGGTTTAAGTTTTCTTAAAAATCTTAAATATTGTAATTTTATCATTTTATTAAATTTATTCATAACTTTTATTTTTTTTTTAAAATCCCCACCCTTTAAAAAGGGTGGAGATAAATAGCCTGTTAACTTCAATTATTTAGATAATTGAGAGTTTTTCATACGTCTATATGACAATCTATAGGCTTTGTTGAGAATTTGTTTATTATTTCTCCGTCCACTCAACACATTGCAAATGTGTGATAAAGAATAGTCATATTCGGTTTTTACATCAAAAGAGAATTTATTTTTCTTAACATAAACTGTTTTGAATTTTTCTCTAATTCTTGTAGCATCTCCTCTACGACTGCGAGCATTGTAAAATGCTAATTTAGCTGTTGAATTTAACATAAATTATTTGTTTTTTAATTAATAATGCTTAAATATAATAAATTTTTTATAAAAAACCAAATTAAAATGTAATTTTTTATTAAACATTTAAAGTTTTATTCCATGCAGCAATATGTAAACGTGTTAATCCAATAAAACGATATTTTTTAGCCATTTCAAGAACAAATCTAGTACGTTCTTCAAAATCAGCAGCATCATCTAATCCTGGCATGCAACAAACATTTTGTAATGGGATATCAAATGGCTCAATGAAGTCACGGAATATTTCCTTAACATCATCCTCAGTTGAAATAACGAACTTAAATTGATAGTTATCGTGCCCCATAATACGTTTGATGGCTGCAGGAACAATACGTTGTTTTTCAGTCATACCTGAGTTGGATAGTTTTGGTGAGCAGTTAATTTGATAAAGTCTATAAAATAAATTATCCTCAATTACTATTGTACCGTTGGTTTCTATTTCATCAAACGTATTTAAACTTATTAATTCTACTTTCTTATCTTCACCTAAACCATTCCAGTAATATTTTACAGTTGATGGATTATTTATATCCTTACTAGTAATAACAGGTGAACCATTATCATAATCTAATAAATACTTATGGAAGTTAACAATTGCCTCTTGATGTCCTTTAATTGTAGGTTCTCCTCCTGTCCAAATGATGTGAATAGTACCGTTTTTAATATCTTCATAGATACCTTGCTCTTTCCATTGGTCAATTAGATATTGAAAATCTTTATCTTCACCTCTCCATAACCATTGACTTGTGCTGTCGCAAGTCCAAGTTGCCTTACCTTCCTTATGTAAGTCGCCTTCAAATATTTCACCGTCTTCTAGCGACTGTTCTTTAGCTAACATGTTAGCGAATGCTCTAGACATACCGCAAGTTAGGTTACAGATACCTAAACGAACGAAATAAGAGGGCACTCCGCTGCTTTTTCCTTCTCCTTGCACTGAAAAAAAGTCACTTGAGATTAATAATTTGTTTGGATCTATTTTTGACATATATTTTTAATTTTTAATTTAATAAATACCTATTTTTTACTCTATCTGAAATTGGAATTGGGCTACCATCTTCATCAACTCTAACAAATTTTATGTCTGTTGCTAATATAATTGATTGTTCACCATTATACACATTATGTCTTCGAGCTTCTACATGCAATGTAAGTGATGTTTTTCCAAAACAACCAATTTTTGCATATATTTTAATTAAATGACTTGGTCCTGCTGGTTTTTTAAATATGCATTTTTCCATTGATACTGTAACCATTCTTGGTGTATCACATACTTCCATAGCATACGCTACAGCATCACCATCTAGCCAATATAGAAGTTTTCCTCCAAATAATGTATTATTAAACCCTAAATCAGAATGTTTGACCGGGTGTACTCCAATAATTTGAAAGTTTGTCATAAATTATAATTATTGAACTTACCGTTAAAATAATCTTTTAAAAAAAATACAGGATACATCATTATTTTTCCGGTATATTTTTTATTTTTTACTTGTTTTGTTTTACAACCAACTTTCAATAAAGATGCCACACTTGCAACTTGTTTACCTAATTCTGGACCTGCAGCATGTCCTAAATAATCGTATAGAGATTTCATTTCATTATTCTCCATAACTTGCACTGTTTCTTTCATGTTCATATACTTCTATTTTAGTTACTCTTACACGGTTATCAGTTTCTAATTCTAGAAAACCATTAATAATATCATACAAATATTGAGCAAAACGCTCACATCCTACAGCATCCATAATTCTTAACTGTATTATACCATCTTTATCCATTTGTTTAAATTGCTCTAAATGGGGATCATCTTGTGCTACAATTGTAGTATGATCTAGTAAATATGCAAAGTAGTCTTTAGGAGACATACCATTCATTTTAGTCTTTGCTCTTTTCATGCCACCAAAATCAAATACCCAGTTACGATGATCTAGATCACCTTCAAACCATACTCTAAATGATATAGCATATCCATGTAAAAATCTACAATGAGTACCATCTGCTTTCCATTGTCTGAAGCAAGCTGAGTATCCGTCAAATAATTTTGTTGATTGAAATTTCATAACTATTTATTTTTTATTATTTAAAATATTATCTTTTTGTTTTTTTAATTCAGCTGCTTTTTCATAATTTTCATTTTTAACAGCTAATTTAATTTCTTTTTCAATTTTTAAAAGTTTTTGTCTTATTTCATCAATAATAGGTAATGATTCAGAAGATGTAATTTTTGTTTTACCATCAAATGAAATAAATGTTCTAATAATAGTTTTAAACCCTTCTTTTTCTTCTATAGTTTCAGTTACTGTACCTTCTTTTTTTAAGGCTTCCCAATCATAATCTTCACGATTAAAATTCCAAGATGTGTTCCAATTCCAAATCATAGTTTTTAATTTTTATGGATTAATAATACTTGTTCTACATGTTTTTTAGCTACTTCCCAACTTACAGGACCTGTTTCATCTGCATATTCTACAGGATCTGGTCTTCCTAATTTAAGAAATGCTTCTATTCGTTCTACGGATGATGCTGATTTATAATCAGAATACCATTTATACTGACAATTTGTTGGGTGGGGTTCAGAAGCTATATAATGATTAGTTGCATTAGATGCTATTTTAATTGGTTTGTAACTTGTATTTGTTCGTTTATAAACTTCATCAAAATCTAAACCTAATTGTTTACAACATTTTAACCCGTCTTCTAAAATACCAAATTTATCAGTATGAAGATATGGTGTATAAACATTTACTTTTTCAGAACCCCAATTTCCTTGTTTAAATGCTTCAAAATCAGCATCTCTAAATTCTTGTCTACAATCAGGATAAATAGAATGATCACCAGCATGAATCCCCATAGCAATAGAACATTCAGAATTATTTTTCTCTGCTATGGATAAAGCAACTGCTTGTATAATACTTGAAAATATTTTGTTTCTATTAGGAACTACTGTATCCTTCATATTTTCATCTGCATAGTGCCCTTCAGGTACTTCTGAACCACCTTCAACTAATGATGAATTCAATAATTGAGATAAACCATCTAATTTAATAATTTGATGTTTAATAGGGTAATAATTAAAAAATAAAGATAATTGATTTGGAAATTCACCTTCTATTCCCTCACGACATTTATTTAAATATTTTACTAATTCAGTTGCTCGTTCTAGTTCAACTTTATGTTTTTGTCCATAATCAAAACTTAAACAAGTTACTTCATACCCATTAGCTAACAGATGAAGTAGCAAAGTGCTTGAATCCATACCTCCACTTAAAGAGAGTACAGCGTGTTTTTGTTTTTGTTTCATATTTTTATTTTTTATACATCATAAATCCTTCAAATTCATCATCTAATGATAAATTTATTAATCCCCATCCTTGAATTTTACTTAATTGTTTTATAACTATAACTTTATAAAATTTAGATTTTTGAGGATCAGTTTTAAATAAATTATTTCTATTTTTAGAGGCTGCAAAAAATGTTAATCCGTTTGGATTTTTTTCTTTAATAAAATCAACACATATTTCAGTTACAGTTTTAATTATTTTTAAATATTCATCTAATGTTGTTTTAATAAATTGGTTTTCATCTCCTTCAATATCAAAAATAACATTAAATATTGGGGCTTGATAATATTTAGTATTAAGATTTAATGCTTCTATATCTCTATTATTATATTCTTGAAATCTAACATTTGCTTTTAAACCTAAATCCGTAGAAAAACTATTAGAAGTATAAGGGTAAGATTTAATATTTTCTAAATCTCCTACCTCTTTTAAAAGTTGTTCATATATAAGTTTTAATTTTATCATAACTTATTTATTTTTCTAAACATTGAAATATTATAATTTAATAATTCAGGTAAAATTTTATCTTTATTAATTTCTATTATTTCATCTATTTTAGTTTTTGGTTTTATATTTAATCCCGTATCACTATATTTTAATCCTTCATATGCTGATATTATTGGGTTAGAAGTATCTATAGATTTTATAGCTTTTTTATCGTGGTAATGTACGAATTCTTGAGGTAAAGAACAACCTAATAAATGAATATTATCATTATCTGTTAATAATCCTTTTGAATATAATATTTTAATAAATTCAATTCTCCCCAACATTTTTGCTAAATCTAAATGGTTGTTGTTAAATTCAGCTAATGGAGATATATCTTTATACCAATTTGCTCCATATGATAAAGCAATTTTTTTATATCCCAAATCTTTATAAATTTGAAAACATTCTATTGCTTCAGTTACATTGTCTGCTTGTACTACAGCTATAAATTTAGTATTAGAATAGTTTTTTTCATAATTTATCCATGTTTTAGCAGAAACTACAGATTTATTTTTATCTTGCCAATAATCAGGAACAAAAAATTCATTAGGTTGTAATACTTCTAACCAATGAAACAATCTATCTTCAGAATATGGTACTCCTAATTCATGAAGAGAATTATCCATTAAAATATATCTATTTAATGTTTTAGCTCTAATAAAATAATATTCATATTCTGGGTGTTTATCTATTAAATGAGGAAGACAATAATCACCATCAGTGTGTTGTTGGATTTTATCCATTAATGATAATGGGGCTTCATGAAATACTTTTATTTTGTGCATATTTTAAATATATGAAATAAATTTAACTTTTCCAAATTGTTTTTTGTTCATGTTTTCCAAAATATCCATTTTTATCTAATAACATAGATTGATGGAAACTTGAAAATTTAATATTATTAAAATATATCCATTCTGTTAGTCCAAAAGGACCTATAGGTTCTAAATCATGTATTTTTAACTGTTTGTTTTTTATGAAAAAATCTCCATCGTATTTTAATTTATTTCTATTTTTACAATAATTAATACATGCTCCTAAAATGTTTGGTTTACTTACTATAAATGGGTCATCTAATAAATCTACTAAATTATTATTTATGTTGATAGGATTATTATCTAAAACCGTTAATATTAAATCATTATATCCAAAATTAAAATCATTTAATATTTTTGTAAAAGATATTTTCCATGTTATATCAAAATCGGTATATATTCCTCCGAATTTATGTAATATTAAATATTTTAATAAATTACATTTACAAATAAATGTTAATTCTAACCAATAATTTGATAGTCCATATTCATCTAATATATTAATACAATCGTGATTTTTCCATATTTGAAATGAAAAAATTGGATTTAGAGAAGTACATTTTTTAAAATTATCTAAATATTTAAAAGGTATTTCTTCAGTACCTATCCAAATATAATGAACTTTCATAAAATTTATATTGTTTAACTTTCACAGGCAACACAATCTGCTAAACGTTGTAAATTGTCTCCTCTCAACACACTTTCAGTACGTAAATAATACAATGTTTTAATACCTTGTTTCCAAGCCTCTTTATGTACTTGGGAAATCCATTTTGGAGTATCATTTGGATCGAAGCATAAATTTAATGAAATAGCTTGATCAACATATTTTTGTCTAATACCATTCTGTTTTACAATTTCTAATTGATTAATTTCTTTGAAAGTTAAAAATATTTCTTTTTCTTCATTAGTTAAAATATAATCAGGTAAACCTAAAACAGATCCTTGATCTTTTAAAATTTGATCCCAAACACTATCAATATTGTATCCTTTTTTCTCAAGTAACGCTTCTAAAATTTTATTACGTTTAATAAAAACACCTTTTGCAGTTTTTAAATTATATACATTTGCAGGAATAGGTTCAATTGAAGGTGATACACCTCCTGAAATATGAGCATTTGAAACTGTTGGGGCAATAGCAATGTGGTGGGTATGTCTCAAACCTGTTCCTTTACACCATTCTGGTTCACCATAAAGTTCTGCTTGTTTTCTGCTTGCTTTTAATGCTTCGTTATATATAAATTCTGATATAATTCTTGTTTGTGCACTTGCTTGAATGCCTACAAATGGTATTCCTTTTTGTTGTAAAAATGTATGCCATCCTAAAACGCCAATTCCTATTGCTCTACCTTTAGTGGCTGAGCGGACTGTGTTTTCCATGAATTTCATATTTTTAGCTCTATCAATGAATTCCTGTAATACGCCTTCTAGAAACCAGCAAATTAATTCAGGGGGAGTCATTCCGTTTTCAAATTTATAATCTTTCCATTCATCCCAACGAGCTAAATTTAATGAAGATAGACAGCAGATGAATGAGTGGAGTTCATCACTATAGAGTGCAATTTCTGAACATATATTTGTAAATTCAACTTTTAAATTATTGTTTTTATATGCTTCAGGATTTGCATTGTTCATATTGTCCTCAAACATAATATACGGTTCACCAGTTTCAAGGCGTGTTTTTAAAATTTCACCCCACAACTTTTTAGCTCTAGAATCTCCATTTTCTAATTTATTCATGAATTCATCATCAATAACAACACATTGATGTAAATTTAAACATTGTCTATTAACATCACCTTTTGGACGGCGAATACCTAAAAATTCTTCGATATCTGGGTGGTTAATAGATAAATTAATTGAAGCTGCACCTCTACGAACTGAACCTTGGTTTGTAGCTAGAATAGTTGAATCATATATTTTAGCCCAAGGTACAACACCTTCACTTACTCCATTATCTTTAATAGATTTACCTCGTCCTCTAATACGAGATAAACCAATTCCAACACCTCCACCTTGAGATGATAATCGCATTAATTCTGAATTTGCATCTGCAATACCTTCAATGCTGTCTCCAACATTAATACCAAAACATGAAATAGGCATTCCACGTTCAGTACCCATATTTGATAAAATAGGTGAGGCTAAGCATAACCAATTTTTAACTATTGCTTCGTAAAAGAATGGTTGTAAATCTTTACGTTTTAATCTACGGGATGCTGCTTTACTAACTCGTTTATACGCATCAAAAACATCTTCATCAGGCAATAAATAACCTTTTGAAATCATGCTTACTGCGATGTCATCCATCCATTCAGGGTAGTTTTTTCCTTTAACCCACTTACTTGTATCTACTGTGCTCATAAATTTATTTCTTTAATTTTTTCTATTGCTTGCGGTGGGATATTGTTTAAAGTATAATACCCTAATTTATAATTTGGATCAGTATATAGTTTTAAATATCCTCCAGGAACCATATCTGTCTCTATTTTTAATATTGTCCAGTTTTTTATTCCTGTCTTTTGATAAAACATTTCTCCTAAATCTTCTATATCTTCTAAATCTTTAGATAAATAAACTCTATCAGGATGATATGATGCTTTTGATCTTGATTTAGGTACTAACCCTATATTTAAAATTTTATTAACATTTTGTGTAGGAGTAATATGATATAAAATAGAAGGAATATTTTCAACTATTTCTTCATCAAATTTAGCTTCAAATCTTAATTTAATTTCACCTTCTTTAAAATATTTTTTATCCCACTGTCCTGTATATTTTTCAGTTTCCATAAATGAAGGAAACCATCCTAAAGTATCTGCGTCTTTAATAATATCATTTAATAAAGTATTAATATTTGTACTAAATGTTTTAATATAAAATGAATTTTTACTTCTAGTAAATATAAATTTTGATGAATATTTTTTTTCTAAAAGATTTAATGTTTTACCAATATTAGTAGTTTTAATTAAACCCTCTTTAAGATTTAATTTATATTCTTCTTTATATGTTTCTAATAATATGTCTAGTAATTTCATGGTATTTATTTTATAAATCGTCCCAATCTGCTGTTGATTTTGAATAACTTGTTACTCGACCTGCAAAGAAGTCTTGGTGTTCAACTCCATTAGTTAAATGTCCAAACCACTCTATTTGTTTAAGTAAAGATGGATCAATGTCATTATATACCCCACTGTACCCTAGTTCTACTAGTTTTTCATTTGCTCTTGCTTTAATAAAGTTTTTTAATTGGTCTTTAGTTAAACCATCAATATCACCCATCTCAAATGCTTTCTCAATAAAGTCAAACTCTAACTGAATTGATAATTCACATGCTTCTACAACTTTACTTCTTAATTCTGGGGTATCTAGTTCTGGTTGTTCCTGAAGTAATGTTTTAAATAGCCAGCATCCTGCTTTTGAATGCAATGACTCATCTCGAACACTCCAAGCGACAATTTGACCTGTGCCCTTCATTAAGTTTCTTAATTGAAAACTCATCAATATTGCAAATGAACTAAATAAATTTACACCTTCAGTAAACGCTGAGAATATAGCTAATGATAATGCTCTTTCCTCTAATGTTTCTCCAGGTACTTCAATTAAACGATCAATTTTAGCTTTTGATACTTCATCTTCTAAAAACGCTCTAAAATCATCTAAACCTAATTCTTCATTTAAACGAGCATATGCTTCAGCATGAATCGATTCAAAATCAGCAAATACACGAGCCATTGCTTGAATTTCAGGTTTAGGAAACCAAATTGATACTTTTGTTGACCAATAATCATTAACATGTACTTCTGTTTGAGCAAATGATTTTAAAATGTTTCCAATTAAGTTTTTTTCGGATTCATTTAGTTTAAGTTTCCAATCATTTAAATCAGATGCTAAAGGTACTTCATCAGCTAACCAATGAGCACGATGTTGGTTTTTATAATATTCAAACGCTGTTTCATATTCAAAAGGTTTATAATAAAGACGAGGTTCAGTTATTGCCATATGTTTTATATTAATTTTTCTTTCAGTTATGAATATAAATATAAATTAAGTATTAGTTTCTAATTCAAAGAATTTTCTTTTTAAAAAATCTTTTTCATCATTATTTATATTACTATAAGAATTACTTTTTTTATTTTCATTAAAATCTTTTTCATCTTCTATGTCTATTTGTTCTTCATCTATTTCTATCTTTCCAGTAGTAGTATCTATACTTGATAAATAACTCATTCCATCAGGACCATATCTATTTTTCATTATATGCCATCTTCCAGTACCTTGTAATTTATCTTTTCTAGTTCTTGCTAAGGATATTACTATATCTCCAATCATTAATTTATCAAAACTACCAGCAATATGTTCTCCTTCTAATATTGATTTTCCAGTTCCGGATCGATTAGCTTGAGATGGAGAAACGATTGGGATTTCTAATTCTTTAGCCAAACCTTTAGCTTCAGTATAAACATCATCAATATCATCTTTTCTTTCTTTTCTAGAACCTCTATTTTTTAATAAATCTAAATAATCTATAAAAACAACATCTGCTTCAAAATCATGGTTATTTTTTAATTGTTCTAAATGTTTTTCTACAGTTATTAAAGATGCTTTTTTAGGTGGATATCCCATAACAATTATTTTACCAGGAATATTTTCCATTGCTTGTTCAACTTCTTTTCGATGTTTATCAATTTTATCTACAGGAATACCTGTAAAATAAGCATCTAATCTTTTTCCAATATATGTATCATCTAATTCTAAAGTATAATACACTACATTTTTTCCGGATTTAGCAGCTTCAGCAGCCATACTAATTAAAGACCATGATTTTCCTCCTCCTGGGTTTCCAAAAATTAATACTAAATCTCCTTTACCATATCCTCCTTGGGTTATATTATTAAGAGTTTTCCAAGGAAATGGTATTTCTTTTCTACTATTTTCTCTATATCTAGATTCAATATCTTTTTCATATTCCATCCCTATATTTTGGTCTTGACCCGCTTTAAGCGCGTTATTAATGAGAGTTCTTATTGAATCATAATCATTTGCGCGTAATAAATCTACTGAACCTAATAACGCGTTTTTTAATTTTTGATTTTTACAAAAATTTAAAAACTCTTCCTTAATATATCTTAAATCTTGTTCGGAAGCAACATATGCTTCTTTTAATTGTTCTTTAACTGCAATTTGTAATACTTCATTATCTATTTTTTTTAATTCTATTTTTAAAATTTCCATTGTTGGAAATGTATTATATTTAGAATAATATTGAAGTATTTGTTGTATAACCCATTTATGACTTTGATTAGAAAAATATTCTATATCTAAAGAATCATTAATATTTGTTAAAAAAATTTTATCAGTTAGTAATGAAGCAATTACTTTTACTTGAAATGAAAATCCGTATTTGTCTAGTGATTGTAATGTCATATTGTGATTATTATTTTAAAAACAAAACTTTAATTTAATTATAACCTATATAATTTTAAAAACTATTTAAAGTTAAAAAATTATCTTTAATCCAAAAATTTACATTCTTTATAACATTGTTTAATCCATCTTGATTATAAAGTACAATAAAATCTTTAACATTCAAACTATTATTAGGAGAATTTACACATTCATTTAAGAAAATTTTATCATTATCATCTAAAAATGGATTATGTAGATTCATTAATCTATAGTTATCCAATATTTTATTTTTTTCAAAAATTATTCTTGAATAAACAATATGTTCTTGATATTTTTTTTCACATATCTTAAAAATATCCTCTAAAGATAATATTTTTTCTGATAGTTCGGGGAATTTTTTTAATATACCTTTTTTACCTAATCCTTTAATCCCTTGAATTTTATCGGAAGCATCTCCTAATAATGTTTTATACAGAATAAAATTTTCAGGTAAAATATTATATTTTTTATATAATATTTCTTTAGTATAATATTCTTTATCTGTTGGTTTATATACAGTAATATTATCTGTTATTAATTGAAAATAATCTTGATCATTAGATATGATAAAAGTTTTATTTTTAGGATTTTTTGATAAAATTTTACTTAAATAAGCAATAACATCATCTGCTTCTGTTTTGGGTAAAGATATTATTTTAACAGGAAGACATCTAAGATATAAAATTAACCTAGAAATTTGATCTATTTTAGCATTGTTTTCTTCTTCAACATCATTAAATGTTTTCCAATTTACTACTTTATTGTTATTTCTATTTGATTTATATTCTGGTAGTAGAGTTTTTCTATTCATAGAAGAACCTTCACCATCAAATACAATATACACTGAAGTAGGTTTGGTTTGGTTAATTAGAAACCCTAATGAACGTAAAAATCCTCCTAATCCCCCAATATGAACTCCATCTTGGTTTATATAATTTAAAACAGCAAAATTTCTAAAAAATAGATTTAAACCATCTATAAGTAATATTCTTTCATGTTTGGGAGTATTATTTTCATCTTTATTTATTCCATCTAAAATTTTAAATAAATTTTTATCCATTAATCATCATTATTATCTATTTCAATTATAGGTGAAATACTTCTACTTTCTTCCCATTCAGAATTATCTTCAATTATTTGAATATCTCCACTCCCTCCATCAGGAAACCATTCTTTAGAATAATCTTTTTTATATCTATCTATAGCTTTAACATCATCATCAATAAAACCATGGGGTGTAACTATTACTGTTGATCTAGTAGCTATACCACAATCCGCATGGATTTTATCAATGGCAATTTTAGTACGTTTAGCAAATTCTACATTTTTCTTATTTTTAACTGCTTTAATTTTTGAAGTACCACTATTGGTAACATTTCCAAAAGTTATAACAATAGAAGCATCCCAATACATTGCATTTCCTCCTTTATTAGTCATTCTAGGTTGGGACATAGGAGTTTCTGCTGGTTGTACACCTGTTTTATTAATTACAAAAAATGTATTAATGTGTGGATAATTTTCTTTTCGAGATAATGGGAATTTTTGATTAATAAAGTTACCAAATTGTGTAGCCATTGCTCCAGCATTCCACATAGGATTATTTCTACCATTATCCATACTCATTTGACATGGAATTGAACCTACTGAATCCCAAAGAAATAATAAATCATATGGTAAATTTCCTTTGGTTTGTTCATTTAATAAATCTGCTATAAAAGCTGAAACATCTTCAATAGTATTTAAGGATGATCTATCAATATATAAGAAAAATCCTCTATAATCTACTGAACCATTTTCTGAGTTAGGAATAGCTTCAAGTTTAAATCCCATTTTTTGAGCATGGGAAAAATCCCATTTCATTTCTGTAATTATAAAAACAGGTAATATACCCATTTTTTGGGCAGATACTGCTGCCTCTATTAAAAGAGTAGTTTTTCCAGTATCTGATCCACCTCTTGCTATAGTAATATGACCCATGGGGATGCCGGGGATGCTAAGAGCATTCTTTACAGCAGATGAAAATGGAATCCATTTTTGTTCTTTAAATTTAACATTATTATTTAAAGATTTTTTTTCTTTAAATTTTTCAAGGTCAAATTTAGCTTTCAACTGCTGTGATACAGCAGCCGTTATTGAATTTTGTTTTGTCATTTTCTATAATTTTAATTATTTTTCATCATCTTCAAAAAGCTCATCAAACTTTTGTTTTTTAGATTTTGAAGTATTTAATGTATAATTGTCAGCTTTAGAAGATTTTTTAGAATTGTTTTCCCATGGTAAATCAGTACCATTTTTATTAGTCTCTTCAGTTTCTTCGGTATCTTCAGTCTCTTCAACTTCTTCAACTTCTTCAGCTTCTTCTTCAGGAGATAGGAAATTATGGAGAATTTCTTTTATTTTATTAAAATCATGTTTTATTTGAATATCTAAAATATCAGTTTGTTCTTCTAACCATTTTTCAACTTCCTTAGCATTAGAACTCAACTGTGATGTTTTTGGTTTAATTCTTAAATTACATTTAATACTATTTTTTCTTCCTCCAACATCACCTAACACGGCTTCAACTGTGAAATCACGTCCTTCATTTATATCAGTGTAATCACCATAATCTTCATCTTCAGCAATTCCTAACAGCTGCATATAAATTTCTTTACCAAATTCCCACCAACGTACACCTTTATCTTCTTCACCTCTAATAATTACTGGGGCGAATATACGCATTTTGGGGTCTAATTTTTTAGCTAAAGACCAATTTTCTCTATCATTAGTTTTACGTAATTCTTTAGCAAATTCAACAATTGGATCTTTTTCACCCCAATTAGTTAAAGCATACAATGGGTATTTAGTATAACCATAATGAATAAATACTTCTTTGAATGGGTATTCGTTATTAAATTTATTAGGAACAAATCTAATTTGATATTTTCCTTCACTTTTGGGTTTCCAAATATACTTTGTGTAATCAATTTTTTCTTTTTTGTCTTTGTTTTCTCTTTTTTGTAAAGAACCGAGTTTGTTTTTAATTGAATTTAAATCCATAATCTATTTTTTTTTAATTTATAACAAAATAATAAAACCTTTTTAATAAACCAAATTAAACTTCAACAATTTTGTAAATTTTGGTTTTCAATTGTTTTAATTCAGATTGCCTAGTTAATAGGATAGTATTTCTGTAATTATCCCAATTTATTTTAAAATTGTTGTTGAGTTGACCACCATTTAATGATTTTATTAATTCATTTAGTGCGTTTATGGTGTATAGAGAATTTGTTTCTTTTTTACGATGTACTAATATAGTATTTGAAGGGATACTATCTACATTTCCCTGATCTATATTATATGTACATACTATTTCGTCTTCATTAAGTATTTTTAATACAAAAATTTTATTATACATAATACTATATGTAGATGAAAGATGACTTATAAGATCTTCTATATCTTCATTAGTAGTAAAAGTACACAGTAATTTATTTTGCATGTTATCTATACTAGAATCATAATCATAACAATTATAAATATCCTTATACTGTTCAAAAATCATAATTTACCCCTTCTTTTATTTTTGTATTTAATTTAAAATTTTTAAATATATCTAATATATCATTAATAATATTATTTTCTTCTTTTTTCATGTCTAAACAAAACGAATCATAAGTGTATAATATTATTTTACTTTCCTTATCTTTCAATAATGTAATTATTTTCTTTAATATAACAACATTTTGTGCTGTTTCTTTACATTGTAATAAGTAATTGAATAATTTATATTTATTCATTTCTTTATTAAAATCTTTTTTGTAAAATCTAAACCCGCTTATAGATTCTTCTACATATCCTACTTTATTAAATTCTTCCCATAAACTTTCAATAAATTTTTTTAATTTTGAAAAAAATTCTATATTTTCTAATCCTTTAAAATTTCCACCATATATAACTTCAAACATTTTTAATTTAGCTTCCCCAACACCCATATTCAATTCTTCTGATAGTAATTCATATGGGTTTTTGTAAAAATTATATTCTATTAATTGACTTGCTAATGTAGGATGATATGCACTTATATCTATTTCTAATAAATAATCATTATCTGGAATGATTGTTTTTCTTTGGCCGGTTTTTTTATTTAATGAAAGAAAATTTAATCCATTAAAACTATTTGAAGGCCTTCCAGTAATATTATATAAATTATATTTACTATATATTTTACTATCATCTATAGAATAATTTGAATTATGTAGGTTAAGATTGTGTAATAAATCTTTATCTATTTTTAATCCTTCTTGTTCTATAAACCAAAAAATATTTGTTAAATTTTTATTGTAAAAATTAAAATGGTTTGGTAATGGTTTATCAATAATAGGTTTTACAATTTTATATAATTCTTCACATCTTTCATAATGTTTTACTACAGGAATTATTTTGTTTATATCTTTATTATCAGAATATAAATTATAAAAATGATTAAAAACAAATGGTAAATTTTCATCTGGTGTTTTTTCAATAAAATTAATATCTAAAACACTTTTTAATTGAAAAAAATACATATAATTTTTTTTATCGCGAACATACACTTCATCATACGTGCGTAATAACGCGTCTATATGCGTTATATTGCAAGATAAAGTCTCACTGTGCGAAATGGCCACCATGTATCCTTTATGCGCTGATAACGGTCTTATATAAATTAAAGAAAGATTATTTAATGTAGGATGATAATTATTATTTCCTAGAATTAATTCAATAAATACCTTTTTATAATTTTTAGATTGAAAATAATCTAATTGTTCTTTGTTTTCTATTAACCAAAACGACATTTTTCATAACTATTTACTCTAATATAAATAAAATCTTTTAAAATATCAAGCTTTAATTGAATTTATTAATTTACCTAAGTTTAAAAAAGCACCCCTGATAGCGATTTGGGGGTGCTTTTAATATAGCCGCAGCTATAACGGTCCTAAACCGTATATTTTTTATTTATAAAATTTTAAATAATCTTTTAAATATACTCCTAAACCAGGTAATTTAAATTGATTTTCAGTATATTTAGTCATGTTTTTATTAGTTAAAAATACTTGTTCTTTATCACCACTTATTTTCCATTGCATTTTAAATGGGAAATATAGTGTAAATAATGATGTAGGGTCTTGATTAGTTAATTTAGTATAATAATCTAAAGATATTTCTATGTATATGTTTTGATTGGTTTTTTTACAAAAATATCTTGTAAATTCACTTAATTGATAATCTGAAGGAGTTGGTGAAGGATAGTAAATAACGGGAATATTATTCGGTTGATAATTTTGTTCTGTTATGTTTTTTAATTTATTGTAATTTAAAATTAGTTCACTATTAGTTTTGTTTAATAAATCTTCATTTACTACTGATATATAATCAAATGTTATTATTTTATTGGTTTTAAAATTACTATTCTCAGGAGAAAATTTAGTTATTATAGGGGTTAATTCTTCTGTTGGAGAATCATTTGGATTTTTTCCAGTAAAAGCTTGTCCATTATATAACTTATAATAAAATCCAACATACGGAGAATTTTTTAAAATATATTCTTCTCCATTAGTATATAAATTTGTTTTTATCTTTGATAAAGGTGTATACATTTTATATTATATAATAGGTGCTCTTAATATGTATAAATTCCAACAATTGTGAGTACCACCACTATTTCGGTATACAAATGAACCATGTTTAAAATCTGAAAGCCATCTACCATTTCCTATATACATTGCTATATGTCCATATTTAGTGTATGCATCAATAGGTGCATCATTAGCATGATATACAGCAATATCTCCAAGTTTATATTGTTGACTGTCTATTAATTTTATTATATTAGCTTTGGTATAATTTTTAGCTACTATATCTAACTTATAACCAATACTATATAAAAAATTTCTTGTTGAATCGTCTTTAGCATTTCCTTTTCCACTTAGTTTTAATGATGGTCCTGGATCTTTACCTGAAGGGATGTTAATAAATTTATCAGCATAATTATAAGCATAACGAGAACAATATCCACTAGATTGTGCAAGGGGTGGTTGTATTTTTTGTATTCGGTCTATTATACTTTGAGCAGTATTTAAATTTTTATGGGGACTAAATATATTATTATTTAGTAATGAAGGTGAACCACAAGAACCAATATTTGATTGATCTGCAGTATTACCTGTTACAGGTGCTAAGCTTTTACCGGTATTTTCTTCAGCAGGAGTGGAAGAATTTATAATTATTTGTGGGGGTGTATATGATGAACCAGAAGGATCTGCTCCTGTAGTGAGTGATTGAATTTTAGTTATCCACCCATTACTATCTATAGAATGATCTAAATTCTTTATAATAAATCTTAAATTTTTATTATATGTTGGGGGTAATAAATTTTCAGTTACTTTAAAAGTTTGATATAATTTCATTCCTGATAATCCTTTCATATTTAATCCTAAATTAAAAGGAATAAATCCAGGAGGAGATATTTGATTATTTTGTGCTAAATAACCCATATAATAATTTAAAGTATCTGTATATAATTGGGTTAATGTATTAATATCTTCATCTGATGACCAATCAAAATCATTATATAATCTTAATAAAATATTATTAATTAGTGTAACATTATTTATAAATGTAGTATAAGGATTTGAATTACTTCCTGGTTCACCAGCTGTTATTTTTTCAGGAATTATTCTATCTATTAATCCTTTATTCCAGGTTGAAAATGCAGTAGCATTTGCTCCTACAATATTTCCACTAGCTTGAGCTCCTACAGCTATTATAGTTGCTAATTCATTGCTTATTTCAGCCTTTAAATCAATACTATTAATAAAACTTCCTAATTTTTCATATTGAACTCCATTTATATTAAATGTAGTTAATTTATTTTGATAGTTTAATTCTGTTATATTTTTTAAATAAGGAATAGGATTATCGTCTAATATTTTTAAAGTATTTGTAATATCATCATATGTAACTGTAAATTTGTTTATATTTCCTAAAGCTTTTTGAATCTCCTCCATTAATGTTTCTAAAAAAGAAAGTATAGGTACTTTTCCATCTTCATCAATAAGTTGATCCAAAATTTTAGGAATAATATCCATATTTATGTGAATGTGCATTAATTTTCCAGCATATACATTTTCACTTATTCTTACTTGACTTCCTAATTTATCTTGTAATAAAGATATTCCATTATTTTGGTCAGTTGCAACTGTAGTGGGTATTAAACATATGTTATAATCTGATGAGAATTGGTATGGGACTGTTAAAAATATATTTCTATCAAAATCATTATCTATTTTAATATAAGGTACTTTTTCTCCAAATTGTTTATTATATATTAATAATTGTTGTTCTATAACTTGTAATAATATTCCTAATTTTATATAATAATATGGTTTTTCATCTTTGCCTTTAGGTGTTATAGAAATTAGTTGTTTTTCAATATTATTAAATTCTGGTATTGTTGTTAATTTGTATTCACCATTATTACTGTCAATAGCTTGTTTTCCTAGGTCTATTAATGTACTTGCTATATTTTTAGCAGGTTCTACAGTATCCTTTGTATCAGTGGTTTCATTATTTATTATTTCATTATTTAATGAAATGTTAGTTTTTAAAGATTCTATAACATCTCCAATAGAAATCATAGTAATATTTATATCATATGCTCCATTTGGTGTTAAAGACCAATTAAAACTAGTTATTTTTCCAAAAAAACCATCATAATTCCCACTTCTTAATTCTCTTTCTTTTTCTATATCTTCTATGATACTATATTGAGTTACATTATTAGGGTTAAGTATTTTTTGTCGGGCAATAGCTATTTCTAATTGTGATGCAGCTGTAGGCTTAGATTGGGGGATATTATTTAAGTTGGGTGTGGTTGGATTTAAAGAATTTTTTGAAAATAAATTAGTATATGGTGTTGTTACAAATGTATTATTTTTTTCATAATTTTCATTATTATTAAAATATAAAGAATGACCCCATTCTAATAAAGCAGTATAACCAACTCTCATATATAATATATCTATTATATAAAACTGGAGTGTGTTGTATGCTCTTAGTTTAATTTCTGCTTTTCTTAAAGAACCTCTATTATAACTAGTAATATTTACAGATTCAATACCAGGTAAAGGAACTAATCCATTATTTAATCCTCCAAACCCATATGACTTATTCAAATTAAGACTATTATTTGATCTAGCTACTCCAGAAGTATGATTTCCAGAATATGTTGATACTCCTCCAAATAAAACAAAATTTTTAGCTAATTCACTTCCTTTATAATTTGAAAAATTACTCCCTAATATTTCTTTAACTTTACTATCTTCATCAGTAAGATTAACACTAGATGCTAATCTAATCCAAGGAGCACTAGAATTAAAAACTAAAATACTTTCATTAGTTTTATCTAATTCACTAAGTTTTTTTTGCCTTATATTTATTTGTTTTTCAACATAATCATCAAATCCTTCTCCAATTATATTTCCACTTTTCATAAACCATTTATTTTATTAAAATTAGTTAATATTTCATCTAAATTTGTAGGAATCCTTAATTGTGTTCCTACTTCTGGGTAAAGACTTGATTGATCTGAAGTTGGGTTTGATGAAAGTAATATCCAGTATAAAGAACTATCAGAATAATATTGTTGTGATATTATATCTAATCTATCTCCAATAGAAGTAATAATATATATATCATTTTCAGATAAAGGTATTTCCGGGTATGTAACTCCTTTATAGTATTTTTTACCAGTTGGTGAAGATAATATATCTATTTTAGAATATCTGTCCATTTTTTAAAATAAAATATTTGTTGTATCACTATAATTATCATTTCCACTTTTTAATGAAATAAATCTAGCTCTACCATTAACATCATCTCCTTGAAATTTAGGAAGAAAACTATGAATAGGAACAAATGTAAATGAACTTACTTTTATAATATGAGGTAATTCTTTAACACTTTTATCAATTTCTCCATTAGTATTTAATGCTATTTCCCAAGGAGATTCACTAGGAATATCATATGTTAATGATTTAATAATTCCAGGTTGTTCATAAACATATCCACCTACAGTTAATTTAGCAATATTACCTCTCATAAATCCTCCATTATTTTGATTATAATCTGGGGTTAGAGATGATGCTAGGTAATTGAGTTTTTTATACATTGGAATTAATTCTTGCTTTGATTGAGCAGGAACAGTAAATGCTAAAGATATACTTCTATCAAATCCATTATAATTATAAAATTTTTCTCCTCTTCCTACATATTTTACATCCCCCCATTCTGCAGTATATGAATCTGAAAAACTATCTATAAATGCTCTAAAATGAATAAAATGATATTGACTAGGATTATCATTATCTATTATTGCTATTCTAAAAGAAACTAAATCGTTTAATTCTTCTGGGTCTTTGCCTGTATAATCTTGTTTATGACTTGAAGCTTTATAGATAGGAGAAGCAGTAATTTTGTCTAAAGGCCCATCACTAGAACCAGAAGTATAATTAAATCTATCTCTATTTCTTATTCCTGGATCTCCTAAATTTACTCGGTTTTCAATATTTTTTGTAGAATAATCTGGAGATAATGATAATATTGTAGATGTATTTAGTTTATTATCTTTTATTAATACTTGTCTAAAATCAGTAAGATTAGTAATTGGGTTATTTTTTATTAATCTTGTTGAGCCTGTGGTGTTTGTATTTATAGATTCTAATAAAGTTCTATTATATGTGTAAACAATATTATAATTTTCTGTAAAGTTAGTAGTAGAATTAGCATAATTGTTAGAAACATAACTTCCAGAAAGTAAGGTATATTGGGGTACTTCTCCATCTATAAATTTTATTGATGAAGAAATAGGTATTTGATATGTTGTAACAGTAGCACCATTATATTTTCCTGTTGGGAAAGATATAGCAATTGATCCTGATTTTGGTAATGTTGGATTTGTAATTCTAATAATTGTATTTCCAAATCCTCCAACAGAATTAGGTCCACCAGAATATTTTAATAATACACCACTACCATCTGCGCTATCAACCCCAAATGTTTTATTTGATATTGAACCTGAATTTTCTATTTTTGTTTTAAATAGTAAAGTTAATCTGTTTGATAAATGATTTGCGGATTCTAAATCTTTAGTTATATAAAAATATTTTTCTTGATCACTTGGTGGAATAGGTAATAAACCTTGTTTTGGTAAGTGTATTCCTAAAGGATTAACTAAAGCTTGAGCTATGGTATTAGTAGGTAAATATATGCCTCCATTTATTGATGAAGGGATTAAATTTGAATTTGCTGGGAATCCTACAGATTTTACATTTTGTAATGATAAAAGATTTTGTTTTGTGGTGAATAAAAGTCCTGCAGGAGATTTAATATCAAACATGTATTTTGTTAATCTTGCAGCATCAAACGCGGCAAGAATAGGAGATAATATTCCCCCTCTCAAAATAAAGTCTGTATTTTGGTTTCCTAAAGCACTTACTCCATCAGGAATAGGGGTTTGGATGTATGGTTGATTTGAAGAACCACCACCAAATCTATCATTTCCAAATTTTAGGCTTTTTAAATCTGTTTGAAGATTAATTAAACCCATTTATTATCCAGGTAGATTATCTAAATACTGAGTAGGTGTAGCTCCGTCTAAATCTAATTGTGAAGGTTGGGGTAAAATATTAATAGCTCCATCATTATATGAAGCATATTGACTATTTACCAAAGAAGCATTACTTCCATTTATAGAATAGCTATCATGTAATCTAGAAGCAGCAGTTGCTAATGGATTGATAGATGGTGTAGCTCCATTACCTACAGAAAGTGTAGATCCATTGTTTGTTAATTTATCTAATAGTCCCATATTTTTGTTTTTATTATAAATATTGTAATTATTGAGTTTTATAAGATGCTAAACTCAAAGCTTGACCAATTTTATTTCCATCAATATTTATAGTTCCTTCTTTAGATAATATTTGTGATAATAATTGTTTTATAGCTTTTAATTCTTCTACCATACCTGCAGATGAAACATTATTACCTTTAGACATGTTTGGGCTAACAGCTAAATTATCACCTTGAGCTGTTACTGCTGTAGCTCCATATTTATCAGTTATAGTAAATGGACCTTTACTTGATGGAGCTATACCATCTTGAACACCCACTGCTGATTTTATACTACCAAAAATATTTGTAGAACCTAAAATTCCTGCTCCTTTTTTTATAACACTTCCAAGCATAGAATTTTCGATTCTGTCAATTATGCTATTTATTAAACCTTTAAGTGGATCAAATGCTGATATTATTTTTTTAGGAACAAAAGTAATTATTTCAAAAAGATATTTAAAAGGTGATATGAAATATGATTTAGCAGATTCACCTATTTTTTTTATTGCTTCTTCGTTTCCATTAAGTGCTGGGCCTATATTTTGTATTATTGTTTTAATTAAATTAAATCCTTTAACTATTTGCAAAATAGGAAACATTATTACTTTAACAGCTAATTGTAGACTAATGATTGCTGGGTTTAGTTTGGTTATTATTGGTATAATTTTTTTCATTATATCCATAAACCCTCCACTACCTTCTTTAATTAATCCTAATTCTTTACCAATTTCTTTAAAAGGTTCCATTATTGCCTCTACTTGTTTAAAAAGTTCACCCCAATATACAGTTAATAATTCCATATAAGGACCAACAAATTGCATTAATGGTTCAACCATTTGAACAAATAATTCTTTACCTTTTTCAATTAATTGATTAAATCTTTCCTGTAAACTAGCACTTTGGAGTTGTTTGGCATATTGTTCATCTCCTAATTCTTTAACAGCAGTAGCATATCCTTTTTCCTTTACTAATAAATCAAATTTTTTCTTTGCTTCAGCAGCATCTTTAACACCTATGTTTTTCAATGCTTCTCGTTCAGTTAATGCTTTTGCTAATTCTTCTCTTTCCATTCCTACTCCTTTAGCTAATGCTTCTTGTTGAAGAACATTCATTTTACCAAATTGAGCAGCAGTACCAACTTGTTTAGCTATTTCTTCAGCAACTGTAGCTATATCTCCATTTAAAGATGCTAATCTAGCTCTTTCTAAATTTATTTGTTTTCCAGTTAATAATTCAGCAGCCATTTCATTTTCAATAGAGGATTCAAATTGTAATAATGAATTAGCTATTTTTTCTACTTGATCCATCTCAACTCCTAAAGCTTTAGCATTTACTACAGCTTCTGCCAATGCTTTAGGATTTGCTTTTAATGAAAGAGTAGTTGCTGATGAAATTTTGGAGATACTTTCTTGGAGTTGTTTTTGATTAAGGGCTAAACCTTTTTGTACGGACATTAATTTAGCTTGCCCCATAAATTCTTTAGTAGTTTTTTCTAAAGGTTTACTGGTAAGTAATGAACTTTTAAATAAAGATAAAGATGCTTCTTTGGATAAACCTATTTGTTTTGTTAATTCAGTATAGGTAAGTAATGTTTTATCATTTAATCTAGCAAATGTACCAAATGCATTGTTTATATCTGAATATGCTTCTTGTAGATTTTTTGTAGTAGCATATATATTTTCTGATGAAGCTGCTGTTTGGATTAATTCAGAATTAAGTTTTGCTGCTTCATCATATGAAGTTCCAAAATTTTTAGCTAGTACACCACTTGAACTATCAA